CAAGATCCGTGGCTCTTGTTGCGAGAAATCAATTGCCGCCCACTGTTCACCCTCTTCTGGAAGGAATAGACTACGGATCATAGGACCGAGTTCCGGGTCCCGCGCAGGAATTTGCTGGAGGTTTGGATTGTTCATAGATATACGACCGCTTACAGTGCCACCGTCATCCGATCGTATCTGGTTGATGTGGCTATGAATGCGACCGTCTCGGTCAGTGTGCTTCATGATTGTGTTGATGAATGTGCCGGAACACTTATTGAGATTCCGAGCTTGGACAATCAGTTGTGGGAGACGGGCTTCATGGTCCTGGAGGAAGAACTTAGTGAAGCTCGGTGCGCCCTTTTCGGTGCGTGGATAGTCGATGCCGACCTTGTCGAAAGCCTTGGCGAGACTTTGAGCCGCCCAGATTTCTACCTCCATGCCCGTGATGCGCTTGATGTCTTTCAGTACCTCCACTTCCCGCTTGAGAAGATTATTCCTCGTTCTCTCAACCCGCTCCTGATCGATCCGGACGCCCCTCGCCGTCATCTCAACGAGGCATGGGAGCAATTTCAGTTCCAACTCCGCGATTGTCCCCAAGTCTTCTTTGGCAAGCTGAACGCTGAAGCAGTTCCAGAGTTCCAGCGTGAGTTCGGCATCGACTTCAGCGTAGGGTCCAACGAAGCCAGCGGGCATCTTCCACATCTCGGCCTTCGGGTCGACACCAAATTCTCGCGCCGCCTCCACTAATTGTTTCTCGGACTTTGTTTTATTTAGAAAGTCATAAGCTAATGCATTCAAGGAATAAGAAAAGCGGTTCTCGTCTAACAAAGAGGCGATTAACATGGTGTCGATAATCTTGCCATTCACTTGGAACCCCATCTGTTTGATCCAGCCAAGGTCATATTGGGCGTTGTGCATGATCTTATCAGCAGGGCACTCAAACACTTTTTTAAGCCATCGATTGACAATCTTCTCATCGAGATTGCCCCCGCCGAGGTGCCGGACTGGTATGTAGCCTGACCAGTCGTCCACGGCGATGGCGTAGCCGACGACTTCACCATCACCAGTCGGCCATCCGGGTCCGTTCACTTTCAGGTTAGGATCTTTCGTCTCCACGTCGATTGCGATTTTTTTCGCCGCCGTAAGATCGGGTAGCTCCAAGGGCGGCAACCACTCGCTCCTTGGTGTAAACATCGCCATTTGCAAACTCATTTTCGCCTCCTAGTGCCGCGTAACCAATCAAATCAATCCAACTGTCTTTGTGATCAGGTGACTCGATCAATCGGCTGATCTTAAGCGCGACCATCATTAAATAGACTTCATGCAGGGATACATCTCGTTTAAGAATGACGCCCCACATATCTGCGATCCGTTTATGATTTTCTTCTGGATCGCCGTAAATTTCGTTCCGTGGTCCGTTGACCAAGTCCTTCGCTCTGTCTAACAATTCATCTCTCACTTTGTGTGTGAACGTTTTATTCTCCATCTATTTCCTCCAATCTTAAACAAAGCCGCTCTGCCCGGTCCCCGACCTGACCATGCCATCTCGAGTCTCGGGCTTGTCGTCCTGCTTCTGCCCAGTCCCCTGCCCACAAGGCGGCCAAATGCTTTTTAAACCCGCTGTATCTCGGGCGCCCCATGTTAAACATCATATTCACACAGATTTCTTTGACTTCTTCTGGGAAGCCCTCCCAGGCACCCTCTCCGAATAGCACGACGCATTCACTGATGGCGGTATCCAAATCCGATTTGAAGAGTTCCTTGACTCGCGCTTCAGATACAGGAGCCCCCACCCCAAGGTCCATTTCTGGATCGCCTTCGACACATAGGTGCCCTACGCCGCAGGTTTTGTAGCCAAGGTGATCAAGATAGACTTTGTACTCAACCCCCTCATCAATTTTCAATTGCTCGTAAACGTTTTCCCTGCTTTTTTCTTTCATGAGTATTTTCCTAATAAGTATCCCACCAGGAAGCCGATTGCCAGTGCTATTTCCATCAATGTATCTCCTTATCGTCTATCGTGATGTCCGTCTCTGGGAGGCTTTCGGACCAATGTTTTTGTCGAGGTCTATAAACAATCACCAATGCCTTACACAATCGGCACGACAAACTTGTCATCATGTCATGATCACGATCGCCATCAAGGTCGGTGTCCCCGCCCCATATCAATTCCAGATCACAAAAGTAACACTTCACCTGCCGTTACCATTTTTCTTTATCGCCTGACTGCCAAAGAACACGCTCACCAAGCCCCCGATCGTTAAGAAGAAGATGCTGCTCATCTCCGTGAGGTTTTTACCGGCATCGTCAAGTCCGTAAAGACTTGAAAATATTAATAAAATCGGAAAAATAAGCAGTGAAATCAGACTGTACCAGATCATCCGTAGTTGCTGGTCTTGTTTTTGGTCTTCATTCTTAAGAAGCTCTAATCGTATCCGGCGCTCACTTTGCTCGTATTCTTCTTGACTGATCACGTTGTCACCGTTGGTATCGAGCTTGTTCAGCTCGCTGTTTGGTTCAACCGTTTTGTCGTTCATCAAACTAAACTCCTTGGGGCTTTTTGCATTTCGACATAGTTTTTCATGAAGTGGTCTCGAATGTAATGTTTGCGATCACCGAACTCCTCCATGACTTTGTGCCGCCGCATCAAAGGCGGAACCATGGGCACCAGGTCTTTGCCATTTCGGTAAAGTGTCACCGGCGTTTGATCGAGTATCTTCAATCGTCCACATCGTGGGGCGCCGTAGGCCACGATCTCCCTAACCTTGACTTCGTCCCGGACGAGAAAAGCACCGACCAACAACGCGACTGCGCCGCCAAGACTGTGCCCGGTCAGGACAATCTCGCCGCTATCAATATCTCGCGCCATGCACTCCGACAATACCTTTGTTGCTAGTCTACGGGACGCCTTCGCAAATCCTGCGGGCACCCAACCTAGCTCATTGATCCACCAGGGTAAAATTCTCAGATCTCGCACCACGTCTTTCGCTTCGTCAGTGCCGCGAAAAGCAAACACACTGTTTTCTCGAACAACTACTTCGATGTTCGCCTCTTCGAAATCAACCGATTGATAGCTTTCCGCACAAATGATTGATAAATCCTGGTGGCTAATCAGCTTTTTCTTCGTCTTGACCATCGTTTAACTCCTGATAATAAGTAATAATTGAAAACATCTGACGCAGGTAACGTTTGATCTCGCTCATGTTTACGGACAAATTCTCATAGCCAGTGGGGCTGACCCCATAAAAGACATTGACAGGCGCTTCGCCTTTCTCTAAATCCTCCAGGTATTCTCCCATCGTGTCTGGCGTAAGGACTTTCCATTCGACAGGCTTGGTCATAATCGGATTTGGCATGGGTGGGTGGTAAACCACGGCTTGTTTGGTCACCGTCACTACCTCAACTGCTTTGGTCTCTGGCACATAGGGCTTGCCGCCAATCAAGCTACAGCCGCTACTCAAGATTATTAGACAAACTGGTAAGATTTTCGAAATCATTCAGCACTCCTTTTGTTCCTTTATTTATAATGTTTTCAATGAGTTTCGGTTTCCGTAAGCTCAAAACGTTCATGTCATGCTTGGCAAACTTGTTTTTCAAATTGCTCACCTCTGCACGCGCCTCTTCATTTGCTTTTTGCAACACGTTAATCTGTTCGAACGCACGCTTTTTATCCTCTTCAGCTTGCAGGACCTGATCATTTAAGCTTTTGATGCTGTTTTCCAAAACCACTTGGTTTGCAGCAGCTTGCTTAATTTCCAAAGCCATTGTTTCTTTCTCGGCTTGCGCTTTGTCATAATAAACTTTGAACGCGCCCCCGGTTGTCATGAGTGCGATGCCTAGCACCGCGCTGATTTGCCACATGTGTATACTCCTAGTCGTAGAATTTTCTGGTCGAAGGTACCCTTTTTGGGACGCAATATGCAGTAAGATTTTTTTGACGCCAATAATTACGATTTTGCGGAGACCATCTGCCTTGCTCCAAGATGTTCGCAAAAAACTGGCACCGATAGGCGTCTCGAAAGAGCATAAATTCATCCGACACCGGCTCCCCATCGACGATCACTACAAGCAAAAAGGCTAAAATCAAAGGTCATAACTTCGCGTGACATCTTCGCCCTCTATTATATACAGGTTTTCTTTCGTTCGCGTAACCGCTACGTAGAAGACCCGGTGCAGGTCATCCGGGTTGTATTGCATAGCCTCGTCCGCCGCAGGACTCAAGTCCGTGAACAATACAACATTGTCCGCTTCGCCGCCCTTGGCACCGTGAATCGTGGACGCCGTAATACGCGGCAGTCCATTAAACTTCTCCCCACGTCGTAGTAACGCCGTGATATAGGCTCGCTCAGAGTCGGGTATTCGGTCCATCGCCTCGGACCAGATCATCTCTTTCGTCGCTAGTAAGCCTTGATGCTCGATCAAATAATCTAGCGTCACCAGCTCATTGTCATCGACCCCCGAAAGCTTCTTAAACCCTCGTTTTACACGGTCTTTGCTACTCATCATACTGTAAATTTTCTTTG